ATGCTCGATGACGGCTCAGTCATCATTGAACTAAGCGCGGCAACCCAAACGCTCAAAGGTTCAGCAACCAATCTCGAAACCGTCCAAGAGTCCAAGCTTTACAAAGGCTTCTTCGCCTTCAAGGGCGGCGATTCAACGGTGACAGCTATGCAGCAGCTTGCTGCCGACCTCAATGCGACGAACAACGAAACTCCGGTGATTGTTGAGCCGCCAGACCCATCCGATATATCTAAAGTAGACGATATTGGAAATCAGAATGGCAACGCGATCTAAAACGGGCGGCAGGGTAGCAGGAACGCCCAACAAGGTCACGCAGGAGTTCAGGGATACCGTCACCAAGCTTCTGGAGAAAAACGCTGATAACGTCGCTGTTTGGTTGGAACAGGTTGCGACTGGTGGAGGAGATGTGAAGCCGGATCCTGGCCGCGCTTTGGATCTGCTTAGCAAGTTGGCTGAATACGCAGCCCCCAAACTGGCCCGCACCGAGCACGTAGGCAAAGACGGTGAATCGCTAACAATCCAGGTGGTGAAGTTTGCCGATAGTCCGATTACCCAATAACTGGCAACCACGCCACTACCAACGCCCCGCCTGGGATTACCTTGAGCGGGGCGGTTTACATGCGGAGCTTATTTGGCACCGAAGATCCGGTAAGGATGAAATCAGCTTGCACCGGACGGCGTGCGCAGCCTTTGAGCGAACAGCTACCTATTGGCATATGCTCCCGCAAGCAGCCCAGGCGCGCAAGGCCATCTGGGAAGCCATTAACCCCCATACTGGCACGCGACGGATAGATGAAGCTTTCCCGCATGAGATTCGGGCCTCGACAAATTCGACGGAGATGTTGATCCGCTTTAAGAACGGCAGCACCTGGCAGGTTGTGGGCTCGGACAACTACAACAGCCTGGTGGGCTCGCCACCTGCTGGTGTCGTGTTCTCGGAATGGGCGCTGGCCAACCCATCGGCCCGGGCTTACCTTCGCCCCATCCTGCTGGAGAACAAGGGCTGGCAGATCTACATCACCACGCCGCGGGGCAAGAATCACGCATACAACACCTACAAAGCAGCGAAGGACACGCCGAACTCTTTTGCTCAGGTGCTATCAGCCTTCGACACTGGCACGCTTACCCGGGCTCAATTGGCGGCTGAGCGTCTGGCCTACATTGCCGACTTTGGGCTAGACCAAGGTGAAGCGCTGTTCGACCAAGAGTATGGCTGCAGCTTTGATGCCGCTGTGCTGGGCACCTATTACGCCCGGGCCTTGGGTCAACTGGAGAAAGAGGGGCGCGTTACTACTGTCGCATATCAGCCAGAACTGCCGATTTACACCGCCTGGGATATTGGTTTCTCTGATGACACAACATGCTGGTTCTATCAGGTTATCAGAGGGGAAATTAGGGTAATCGATTACTACGCGGCTAACGGCTATGGGGTGGATCACTACGCCGATATGCTGTTGGGTAAAGATGAGGCAGGCGAGGAAACCCACCGAAAGAACTATGTTTATGCCAAGAGCGGTGATAAACCGGTTCTGTATCTCCCTCATGACGCTAAAGCCAAGACCTTCGCGGCAAATGGTAAGAGCGTGCAGGAGCAATTCTGGGCAAGAGGGTTTGCAACGCACATAATCCCATCGCTGAGCTTGCAGGATGGCATTCAAGCAGTGCGCAAGATGATCCCACGATGTGTATTTGACTCGGATCGCACAAATGCAGGATTCGAGGCTCTTAAACTATATCGGCGAGAATGGGACGATAATCGCAAGTGTTTCAAAGAACAGCCTTTGCACGATTGGACCAGCCACCCGGCAGATGGGTTTAGAATGTTGGCTATCGCCTGGCAGGAAACCATAGTTAAGCAGGAAGACCAGCCAACGAAATTCCCGCTTGACCATACAATTAACGAATTAATCCAACGCCAGCGGGATAAAAGGGCTCAAGAGGAATACTGATGGCAAACCAGAGCAATATCAGCGGTTACGACCTTGGATATGTCCAATTACGCAACTTTGACGCGGCGGCTGTTCCTATTTCTGCTCTGATATTCGATAGCCAGCCAGGTCCAGGCGCTCCGGTTGGAACTGAGATTCTCATGATCCGCACTGAGGTTACTGCGGCTCGATATCGAACCGATGGAATAGCCCCAACTGCAACAGTTGGCTATCTATTACCTCCCCGGCAAGTTGATATCATGATCAACGTAGCCCAATTCCCACAATTTCAGGTCATCGGCACAACCCCGGCAACAGTTCTAAACATGGTTGCTATCGGCCAAACGCCCCCATAAGGAAACAAAATGCCCATTCAGAGCTTTGTCGCTGATAAAGACCTTGGCTACGCCCAAGCTGCGGCCAATACGATCAATACGGCGGTTAACGTGGCAACCTTCTTCCCTGGTGGCATCATTCCACTGGGTACGGAGACGTTGCTGATGATTCCAGAGGCGCAGTCCATCCGCTGGCGCTCAGATGGCACCGATCCAACTGCCACGGTTGGTTATCCTTTGGCTGCTGGCGCTGAGCTTCGATACACAATGGGGCAACTCCCTAAACTGAAGGTTATCTCTCAGGTAGCAGGCGCGATCCTCAATATCTACGCTCTGGGCCGTAGCGGCAACGCATCATGACCGAAACCGCAACGGGAAGAATTTACCCGATCTTGGATGGGTCATTCACGTATGCTGGACTACCGCCAGCCAGCGAGAATGCACAACATCTTGCTTGGGTTTCCGATGTAATGGGCGGCTGTTACATGGCTAGCAACGGCACCACATGGGAGGCCATCATTAACCGACGCGTGGAGCTATACGCCGGGGTGACTGATGCAAGCGGAAACTACACGGTGACTTACGCCAAGCCCTTCCCGGTTGGCTCTCAGATTCAGCCAGTGGGCTATCCGCCAATTGATGCTGACACGCGTGTGCGCGTTATCTCCGAATCCACCACAGGTTTCACCATTCGCTCGGAGAAGAACGTGGGTCTTGTTGTTCTGGGTATTACCCTTCTCGGCTTTGGGACTAACCCGGTCCCAGGCGTGCAGGTCCGCGTGATTGCGGTTTCCTCATGAGCATGGACAAACCAGAAGACTTTGGTCGAGGCCCAGCCGCCGAGGTCCGCCGCTGGTTGAAAGAGTTGGACTTGTCCAGCAAGACAGAGAAGGATTGGCGTGAGGTAGGCGAGAAGATTTGGGACCGCTACCGTGGCACGCGCCGCCGCAAGAACAGCTTTAATATCCTCTGGTCCAATACGGAGACCCTAGCACCTGCACTGTTCAATACGCCGCCTTCCCCTGATGTGCGCCGACGCTTTCGTGATGAAGACCCGGTTGGCAAGATCGTCTCCCAGATGTTGGAGCGCTGCCTAGAGTTCCAAACCGACACAGAGCGCTTCTCGGGTTCGATGAAATCGGTTGTGCTGGATTCGATCCTGCCAGGCCGTGGCGTTTCTCGGGTTAAGTATGTCCCAGAGTTCGCGCCATCTGAGCCCATTGCACAGCCCGTGGACGGTTCGCCAGAGATGGGGCAGGAGGTATCAGAGACGGCTGAACTCGGAGCTGTGAGTGATGTTACAGCCGATGGCTATGGCGATGTTCTGGCATGGGAGCAGTGCGAGATTGAGCACGTCCAATGGGATGACTTCCGGCGCGGCCCGGGCAAATGCTGGGCTGAGGTGCAATGGGTAGCCTATCGCCACCGAATGACCCGCGATGAGATTGAAGACTTGGCTGGGCCAGATGTTGCCCGAGAAATCACGCTCGACAAGTGCCAGGATGAGTCGATCGACAAAGACGAGCACCTGAAGACCGTATTTGGCACGGGTGAGGTCTGGGAGTTCTGGTGCAAAGAGGATCGCAAGGTCCGCTATATCTCTGCGGGCTACACCAAGAAGGCCCTGAAGACGCTGGACGATCCATTGAAGCTGATGGACTTCTTCCCGAGTCCAGAGCCGCTCTATGCGATTGACGACAGTTCCAGCCTGATCCCTACCTCGTTGTTTGAGCAGTACCGCGAGCAAGCCGACGAACTTGATCGGGTTTCGTCGCGGATTAACCGTATCGTGGACGCTCTGAAGGTTCGGGGCATCTACGATTCGACCCTGGCTGAGTTCAGTGAACTGATGCGGGCCG